AAGGAAATCTGAAATTTTTTTTAAAAAAATGAAAATATTTTTTTCGGAAAATCTGAAAAAATTTAGACCTAATTTTTCTAAATTCTCTAAAATTTGATATCAAAAATTTAAAATTTCCGGAAATCTGGTTTTATACGTAAGAATAGCAGTGCTATAATAATTACGACAAATTACCTTTTGCATTATTTTTCAGTATTTATTTAAAAAAAGAAGCATAAGGCTTATACTTGAAAATAATAATAAAAACATTAATAATTAACAAACATGGCAGAATTTGTATTTACCTCTCCGGGAGTAAAATTTAGAGAACGTGACTTATCATTTGTAACACGTAACGTTGGTGTAACTACTTTAGGCGTAGTAGGCGAGACCCTAAGAGGTCCGGCCTTTGAACCAGTATATGTTCAAGACCAAACACAATTCGCACAGAGATTCGGTGCACAAAGTATTCAAAGATTTCCTGTTAATGGACAACTTGAATATCAATTACCATATGTGGCAAACGCATATTTAAATGAATCCAATCAAATGTGGGTAACACGTGTATTGGGTCTTAGTGGATATGATGCTGGCAATGAATGGGCGGTAACACTAAGTGCGGGTGTTGACCCAGATACTATTGGTGTTAATGGTACGCCAACAGTTCAAGCCTCTGTACCATTCAGCGGTGGTAGTTATTTAGGTGTTAGCATTTATGCAACTGGCCAGACTGGTGTAAGTTTCAGTGGCTTTACTAAAGGTGCTTATCCTTCAACAACATTTGCTGGTATTTCATACGCATTTACTGCAATGACATATAATGGCGGTACGGGAGTTGGTACTGTTTATCAAGTAACTTCCGTATTAAGCGGTACATCATACGCTGAGTATGAAAATATGGTACTTGCTGTAATAAGAAGTAGAGGTTATGTTTTAGACCACATAAATTTACCTTCGACTACAGTATTTGATGCAAAGCAACTCACAATTACTTCAAACAGTACTAATATAGGTATTGGTGATATGTTTGCCCAATTTACTTTAACGGCAACAAACACCGGATTAACCCCAACATTAACGGTAAGCGGAAGTACGGAATTATATACGGTTTCATTGAATCCTGATGCAAGCAGCTTTATGCCAAACGTACTCGGTGTTGGTGCTAAAGATAAGAAAACCAAGATTTGGGTTCAGGCAACATATCCTCAATTAATTAAGAAAATTGATGCAGAAGGATATGGATATGCCATTAACACAAGATTAATTAAATGTAGTACGAATTTATACACAAATTATAAAACTCAGTTCAAAACACCTGAAACCCCTTGGATTGTATCTCAACTTATGGGTAATAAGGTTAACAGATTATTTAAATTTGTTAGTATCTCTGATGGTGATGCTGCTAATCAGGAAATTAAAATTAGTCTAATAAACATCAATCCAATAACAATGGAATTTGATGTTATTGTTCGTGCTTTTTACGATACCGATGCGCAACCAAATATTTTGGAAACCTATTCAAAAGTTAACTTAATTAAAGGTACTAATAACTATATTGGTCAGGCAATTGGTACAACCGATGGTGAATATTCAATAAAAAGTAAGTATCTTATGGTTGAGATGGCTGATGATGACCATCAAGATTCATGGCCTGCTGGCTTCGAAGGTTTGATGTTTAATGATTATGCAATCGCTGCAACTGGTGATGTTGTTGCAGGTATAGCACCAGCTATCTTCTATAAAACAAGTTATACTACAACCGAAAGGGTTGCACGTGTTTACTTAGGTGTTTCTATGTCAGCATATGATGCTCCTGGCGTTGTTGGCGATGGCTTAAATCAGAATTTCTTCAATTTTGATGGCTATAACAACTCTTCTCCACAATCAAGTGGATTTTCAAAAACTTAGGGTTTTCACATGGATAGTAATGCAACTGGAATATATTATGACGGTAATCAGTATGTTGGTGAATTCGAAGTGGGTGCAGGTCCGTTTGCAAGTATTGGCGATGTTCTCGACCCATTAAATCCTTACTACACATTAGTTTCAAGAAAATTCACTCTTGCTCCTTCTGGCGGTTTTGATGGCTGGGATGCAAATAGAGGTTATCGTTCATATGGTGATTTATATCGTCAGGAAGGCGTTTATCGTGGTGGTCCTAATCCTTTAGTTCCTGCTACGAATGACTTCCAAGCATGGACAACAGCAATTAATACTTTTGCAAATCCAGAAGAAGTGACAATTAACGTATTTTCAACACCCGGTATTAACTGGTCAGACCAGAATATTTTGGTTCAAGATACCATTAATATGGTTTCAAAACAGAGAACCGATACACTTTATGTTATCGATACTCCTGATGTTGAAATACCAATGACACTTGGTAATAATAATAGAGACGTACTTGCAGCACAAGATATCGTTGACTTACTTGATAGTGCAGGTATTGACAGTAGTTATTCATGTACATACTTCCCTTGGATTCAGATGAGGGATACTCAGAATAATGTTAATGTTTATATTCCACCAACAGGTGAAGTGGTAAAAGCAATGGCATTTACTGATAATACAGCATTCCCTTGGTTTGCACCCGCTGGTTTAAATCGTGGTGTAACTGATGCTATTAAATCAAAATACAAATTATCTCTTGAGGCTCGTGATATTCTTTACGCAGGTAGAATCAATCCAATGGCTGACTTTGCAGATGCAGGTACAGCAATCTTTGGACAGAAGACCTTACAGGTTAAACAGAGTGCTTTAGACAGAATCAATGTTCGTAGATTGTTACTTCAGATTAAAGTTCTTATTGCAAACATCGCAATCAGACTTGTATTTGAACAGAATGACCAGACGACAATTGACCAGTTCTTATCAAAGGCAACTCCGGTTCTTGACACGATTAAGAGAGAAAGAGGATTGTATGATTTCAGAATTAAAATGGATGATACAATTAATACTCCTGAAACAATTGACAGAAATGAATTGTTTGGTGAAATATTCTTAAAACCAACACGTGCTGTTGAATTTATCGGTATCACATTTACAATTACTCCTTCTGGTGCATCATTTGCCGATGTTGGTGCATAATTAGTTTTTTGAATTGAAGACCCGCTTACTTTGGCGGGTCTTTTTTTATTTAAGAGTATTTATGTACAAATAATATTATAATAAACTATAAAATCATGTCAACTAAAAGAGGTGGAAAAATAAATGTTCAAGAAAAACCCACAATAGAATCAGATATAAAAAAAATATATTATGATGATGTAAATGAATCTTCTGAATCGAAGCCAGAAGTATTTGAAGTGGATGTTAATAAATTATCCGAAGAAACCCAAGAAGTTCATTATGGATTTATTGGAGAACCAGTTGTAAACGAAACAATTGATGATGATATGAAGGAAGAAATGATGGCAGAGGGTGCAAAAGCGGTTGCAGAATTTGTGGATAATAAAATCTTAGAGGATTTAAAAAACTTAGCAACAGTACCAACTGTTACCGAAAAACCCAAAAGAAGAATTGAAGATTTAGGCCAGAGCGAATTAAGACTTTATCAAAGGACCGGAATAATACCTCAATAATGAATGTTTATTTTTCAACATTGTAAGTATTTATATTTAACAAAACAAAAATAAACGTTACTATTTAAATAAAAGTAAAAACATGGCAGGAGAAATGATTAGGGGTATCCCTTTCGAATATGAACCAAAAAGAGTAAATAGATTCTTTGCGGAGTTCGCTGATGAATTAGGTATTGAGGTATGGAAGGTTCAGAAATTCAAAAGACCTTCAATGAAAATCAATTCAGTTCCTATTCAGTTTATGAATGAACAAAATTACGTTGCTGGTAGATATAATTGGGATGAAATGCAGATTACATTCCTTGACCCTATCGGTCCTTCAACCTCACAGCAATTAATGGAGTGGGTTCGTCTACACGCTGAATCTCTAACTGGTCGTATGGGTTACGCAGCAGGATATAAGAAGAACATTCTATTGAAAGCATTAGACCCAACAGGTATTGAAGTTGAAAAATGGTTCTTGGAACAATGTCAAATAGTTACTATCGACTTTGGCGACAACAGTTACGAAGACGATGCATTGACAAACATCCAATTAACAATTCAACCTTGGAGATGTATTCTTAACTTATAAGATATACAAACAGAGAAAATTAAAAGCCACAGTGATGTGGCTTTTTTTGTTGCTAAAGTATGAAATACTCATCATTAAGTGTCTTTTATGCCGATAATGTATGAAATACCCATCATTAGTTGCATGAATTTTTCAGAAAATTTCATGCAGCAATTTCTAATTTTCTTTTATCCAATATTAAATCGACATAGTATTTTCGGTCTTTGGTTTCCATGATTTCATAGGATTCATTATTATGCGAGAACCAAACAATATAAGACTTACCGAGTTTAATGCCAGTATTCTTCTGAATAATTTGTTTATACATTTCTAACTGAAGGCTATAGATTTCTAAATCACAATCTTCAATTGTGCATAACTCATCAAGTAAATGTCTACCCTTTTCTTCTTTACTGAATTTCTTATTGGTTTTCCAATCCCAAATTTGAAACTCATTGGCCTTGACGTTATAAAATAACATATCGAGCATACCACCGACAAGAGATTCTCTATCAAACACAACAAATTCGGTGCGAATCGGAATCAACTTGCCATGAACATCCTTATAAAATTTATCCACGTGTTTTTTTGTTGTTTGGTACTCGATAAGAACGGGGTCAAAACCAAATTCATTTATAATGGTCTGCAGGGGATACTCAAATTCCTTGTTTTGGAAGAGATTCTCAGTATAATCATGGATGGCTGAACCTTTTATCGTTCCCTTCTTATTGATGAAGTTCCATGCCCTTATAACGTGATTCTGGGGTATATTATATTGATTACTCTTGTAGTCTGACCAATATTCTTCATCAAAATCTTCCTGATATTTATGAATGAGGGTGGTTACTGAAATTAATTCTTTACCACCAAGAAAATATTTGTGCGGTTCATCATAAAACGTAATATCGTTAAATGCAGTAAATAACTCATTTGGAATTACAAGTTTAATCATAGAAACAAAAGTACGATAATTTTAATTAATTACAATGTTTTTTTGTAGTATAGCATCAAAATCAATATTCTCCAAATTGTTTATGACTGATGTTTTATCTGATGGAAGATTAGAATAGCCATGAATATGATTAACAAGCGCAGTACGAATAATATTCAATGCTTCAACAAGAACATCACCCCTTGCAACAGGATGGCCTTCGGTGAAAATTCTCGTGCGGTCTTCAGGCGTTTGTCTTGCTGCTTTAAATTGTGGATTACCATTGTGGGAAAGTATAGCAATCTTATCACTCATTATGATTGTGTTGCTATAATAATTGGCTGAATCTTGTTGTTGTTCGAATATCATACCAATTGTGGCCGGATTCTTTACATTCAGTTTAAGAATATTATTATTTTCATGCTTTCCCGCCCGTATGTGTACTTCATTTATCTTTAATATAACATCCGTATTAACTCTACCAACGATAGCAATGTCTTCTTTTAGTGGATATATGCCCACAGCATCCGGATATGTGCTTACTGCTGGCTCTGGCGAAGTTAATGCCATATTTGTTGTTGAAAGCGCAGTGAATATTGAATCAAACCCTATTTTTTGTGGCTGACTGATAACCGGACCTTCCCAATAACGACTTCTTTGTGGATATTTAATATCCTCAATA